AGCGTTGGCAAACCATAACACAAGCCATGTTCAACCAATTTATCCCCATCCTTTCTGTGTACGTCCCGTCGCTTGTGCGGGAGTTCCTACCACAGACTGGATGGGGTTTCTGTTTGTTACATGAACGAAGACAAGAAGACCCGTAAGGCTCCAGCCTTTCAGTTCTATGCCGATGATTTCTTGGCTGGAACAATCACAATGACCAATGAGGAAAGAGGGGCTTACATCGCTCTTCTTTGCATTCAATGGTCCAAAGAATCACTCACTGAAAACGACTTTCAAAGAGTCTGCATGGGTATGCCACCGCATTCCCAACGCATATGCCAAAGCAAGTTCCAGATTGATGCGGAGGGTAACTACAAAAATCAAAGATTGGAGACCGAAAGGGAAAAACAGGTTCAATACCGCAAAAAGCAGACAGATAACGCCAATAAGCGATGGCTTGGCAATGCCACCGCATATGCCACCGCATTGCCAGCGGATATGCCAAATGCATGCTCTCCGTCTCCTTCTCCTACTCCTAATAAGAAAGATACAGCGGCTCCAAAGTCGCCATGGGATGTTGGTTTTGGAGTCGAGCTACCGGAGAGCTTGCGAACCGATAGCTGTGTCCAAGCCGTTAAGCTCTGGCTCCAGTACAAAGCTGAGAAGCGAGAAGGCTACAAGAAGACCGGACTCGCAGCATCACTTACCAAATGGTCACGCGAGTTCTCCTCCGCTGACTTTCCAACCGCAGTCGAGAACTCAATCGCTTCTGGATGGAAAGGGATATTCCCTAAGAACAACCAGCAGCAATCACTCCCGATTCAATCCAAAGCATCGTTCAAGCTCGACGACGACATTCGCAACTACCTATGAGCGATACCTTCTACGCAGAGGAAGATGAGTTTGCTCTTCTTGGATCATGCATCAACGGAGGGAATGACGTTTGCTTTGATGCATTTGCTGAAGTTCCAACAGAAGCAATCCAGCACTTCCAGCTTCAACCGACATACGAACTCATTAAGGGAATCGTATCACAATCAAAGCAAGTATCACTACCGGAGTTGATGCGTGAATGGAAGCGAGTCCATCCAGCCGATCCAGTCCCATTTGAAATCTGGAATCGCTGCGACGAACTCTGTCCGTCTCCTGCGAGCTATCCGACATTCGCCAAGAGCGTCTTGGAGGCTCATCATCGACGTAAGCTGCGAGACGCTGGAGACCGCCTGATACGCGAATCCGCTGTCTCCACCCTATCCGTCGATCAAATCGTCTCTAATGCCGAGCAGGGACTCAGCGTTGAGCTATCCAAAGAAGCAGTTCAAACCTCCAAGTCCGTTGTGACTCGGTTCATTGACGCAACCCAAGAGCGTTTCAATCGAAAGGGACAACTAAGTGGCATCACTTCTGGTTTTCATTGGCTAGACAAAATGACTGATGGTTTCCAGCTTGGAGAGCTTGCGATTCTAGCTGCCAGACCTTCGATTGGTAAAACAGCAATGGCTATTGCTATTGCAGAAGCAGCAACCATTCGCGGTAAGGTCCCGACTCTATTTGTATCACTAGAGATGTCTGACGAATCAATTGTCAGACGATTGGTCGCTAATGTTGGATCAGTTCCAATGCAGGATATCCGAACTGGAGAGATGACTGAGGGATCATTCAAGTCCATGGGAATGGCTTCAGCTAAGATCTCAAGCAGTCCGTTGCATTTTGTGTCTGGTTCATCTGCATCCAGCATTGCCTCACTCACAGCAATCATCCGTCGATCAGTCCGTAAGTGGGGAATCAAACTGGTTCTCATCGACTACCTCCAAAAGATCCACGGGAGCAAATCAGCAGAGAAGAAAACCTATGAGATCGCTGAGGTCAGCGGTAAGCTTAAGGCAATCGCAGTTGACACCAAGACAGCAATCGTCGCTCTAGCTCAGTTGAACCGCGAGAACGAAAAGGACAAAGGTCGTCCACCAAAGCTGACGGACATTGGAGAGTCAGGACAGATCGAACGAGATGCAGACTTGGTGATGCTTCTCAACCGAGACCGCACACAACCTTCCGGCGAAGCAGTCATTGCCATTGCAAAGCAACGTGACGGTGAATGCGGACTAGTAAAGCTCTGGTACGACGGTCAGTTCTGCCGATTCTCAGACTCCGGAGTAGATACTTAATCCGAACGATGGGTTGACACGGTAAACAGTTCCTATAAACTCACCAACGACAGCAAGAAACACCAACAAATACCATGCAAACCGGCAAGATAGACGTTACGAAGATCGATAAGACCTTTCTGTTTAAGGGAAAGTCTGGAACATATTTGGATATCGCATTGATCCCAAACAAGTCTGGAAGGGACCAGTACGGTAACGATGGAATGATCGTTCAGTCTGTATCTAAGCAAGCCAGACAAGAAGGTAAGAAGGGATCCATCCTCGGTAACTACTCGGACTTAGACCAACGACCCCAGCCACAACAGAAGAAGGTTTCAGCTACTGATCCTCTTGGACCCGAAGATGACATCCCTTTCTGATTTACAACAAACCATTTTGAGCCATGACAAGCCATGAAGACGCAGAAGATCCAACACTCCTTGAAACGCCATTGTGTGATGCACAGATTGAAAAGCTTCGATCTGTGTATGACCCTCTGTTACTAGTGTTAGTATTTCAATTTGCAAAAGACCTAGAGAGAGAGTTACGCAAAACAAGCTCACTGTGTATTGATTTATACAATCGTATTGAACAACTAGAGGAACAAGATTGATTTATGGGAGGACAACAAAAGTATCTGTGCAGGAAAGTGCAAGACGGAGAGATTGACAGTGAGGATCTGCTGGTCTCGCAAGAAAAGCTAACACTACTGCGTCAAGCTCCAGACATCTTCAAGAACGCTGTAGCTAAGGGTTGGATGAGTTATCCTGCTCAGATTGAATCGGACAGTGATGACGATGTATCCAGTTGGTTGGGACGCTATGACTGTGAGCGAGCATACGAGTACCGACAGGATGGGTTGACTTACAAAGAGATCGGTAAGCTCATGAAATGCGGTATCGCTCGTGTTGTTCACATTCTTAATCGTGGAGAAGAGATTGTACTACAGCGCAAGATAGATAGCATTGGCATAAAGCCTATTGATTTACCGGATAAAGAGACAATCTCAAAGCATACAACAAGCAAGCGTCCTACTACAAAAGCAAAATCAAAGTAATATGCATAACAGTTGTGTAATAGGCTTTAACACTGCGGTGCCTACCAAAAAGCCCACCTTTATCAGTAACGTAAGGAGGCTCCCGTCAGTGTCTAATACGCAGGTGATCGCGCGGGACCGATCTCCCTCCGCGATCAAACTCGCTATTGTATTATAAACCAAATGTCACTAGCTACCGACTACTTACTTTTGAACATCGGGCATTCCACCTTAAAGTGGCATCTTGAGCGCATCAAAAGCGGATCGTTCACCGTCGATCAAGTGGCTCTCTTTTATCAACCCGACCCAAAGCAACCGACTTACAACACGGTCAAGAAAGGTCTGAACGAGTTGCTCAAAATGAAGCGCGATGAGCTTCCAATGATGTTGCGATGACCCAAAGCGAATACGTCAAACACAGCGGTCTGACCAAAGGTCGCGTTTCTCAGTTAGTCTCTAAAGGTATGCCTTTGGACTCAGCAGAAGCAGCGGACGCTTGGAGAGGATCTGGAGCGCAAAGGAGGAAGGCTGCTATCGAAGCGAGCCACATTCGCTCAGAGCCGATAGACGGACCTTACCGCCCACCAGAAGCCGAAGAGAAGGTTGATCGCTCGCAGGTGGCCAACGACACTCCGCAGGGAGCGTATGAGCGACAGAAGGAGATTGAGCGAGCAGCTTATGGTCTAGCCGTCGAGTCTCTCCGAGCGCGATCTTTGGATGCTGGCCGTATGGTCTCGGTGCATTCCACCGCAGCCAAGAATCTCATTAACTCAAAGCAAGACGTTCTGGATCTCGCTGAGCGTGAACGCAAGCTAGTGTCTGGCGATTGGGTCAAGAAAGCGATGCTGGACCATGACGGGGCTGTGGCTCAGTTGCTGAAGTCGATGCCTAAGCAGTTGGCTGGACGCATTGCACCGCATGACCCAGAACACGCTGAGCGGGAGCTAGAGCGTTGGGTCCAAGATGTTTGCCTCAAGACGTTGCACCAGACTGACCCATGGAAATCCTGAACTGCCAGAAGCCGCGAGGGTTGGAGGCTCTCCGTCAAAACAAGATCGCTCTCAAAGCCATTGAGCGTGACACGGTTCTACGGTTTTTGCCAATCGCAGATGACAAGCCTTCGCGCATTGATGGGTTTATCTGGAACCAAAACTCTGGCGCAATTACCGGAAGCTATGAGGTTAAATCTCGGAGCTACGGACTAGCAAAGCTTGAGTCAACCTACGGAAACCAGTGGATGATCTCATGGTCTAAGCTTCAAGCCGCTCTTGAGATTACGAAGCATTGCAAGATTCCGTTCTGGGGAATCCTGCACTTGGAACCAGACGGTCTGGTGCTGATGATTGAAATCTTCAACGAAAACGCGACTTGGGGCTGCAACGTGCAGTTGCGAGACAAGCTAATGGATGGAGTCAACGAGCGTATGGCGTTCTTAAACATGGCTGAGGCTCGAAAGCATCGGATTGAAGAATCCAATACGGAGTTGTTCTGATGCTTGATCTACAGCGAGAAATCCTAGAGTTCCGTCGTCAGATTTACCGTCCGTCTCCACGGCAGACTGTGGTGGAATGGAGCGAGTCAAACCTCACGTTGACACAACGGCAGACTGAACATCCCGGACCTTTCTCAACCGCTGTTCGTCCATATTGCCGAGAACCATTGGAATGCTGGAAAGATCCGTCAGTGTCTGAGGTCACGTTATGTTGGGGATCTCAAACCAGCAAGACAACCACTTTGATGGCTGGTCTAGCGTGGGCAATTGACACAGAACCTAGCCCTGCTTTGTGGCTAATGCCTTCAGAGAATCTGGCTCGAAGCTTCAGCAAATCGCGCTGGATGCCATTGCTGGAAGATTGTCCCGCATTGGTTGCGCGGTTCCCAACGGATCAAGACCAGATGACGAATCTGGAGCAGCAATTTGACCGATGTACTCTGACCTTTGTCGGTTCAAACTCACCGGCAAATCTAGCGTCCCGTCCGGTACGCATCTTGGTCGCAGATGAAGTGGACAAATTCGCCGAAGCCACAGCTAAAGAAGCTGATGCGCTGGACCTCGCAGAGCAGCGGCTTAAAGCGTTCAGCAGTTCCAAAGCGTTCTTTACTTCAACTCCGACAACCTCAGAGGGAAGAATCTGGCAGCGTTATCTTAGAGGAGACCAGCGACGGTATTACATCCCATGTCCGCATTGCGCGGAATACATCAAACTGGAGTGGAAGCAAGTCACTTGGGACAACGCGAAGACTGAAGAAGGAAGGCCAGACTGGCAGCAAATACGGACATCTGCTCACTACGTTTGCCAACTGTGTCAGGGTAAGATTTCGGATTCCCATAAAGTGGCAGCGTTGCGCCATGGGAAGTGCATTCCCGGGAATCAAGCGAGCCTTCCAAGAGTCCGATCTTACCACTTGTCGTCTCTTTACTCCCCAGACCGCAAATGCACTTGGGGACACTTGGCCGTCTCGTTCTTGGAAGCCAAAAGCTCAATGATGGGAT